GCCGAGGGCCTCTGCCGCGTCCACGTCGCGCGGCTCCGCCGCGGCCTGGACCTCGACGCCGACCTGGGCGAGCCCGGGCGAAAGACGAGGGGGTAGACCGTGGCCTCCGACTTCCTGCCCTACTTCAAGGTCTACGCGGCGGAGACGCTAGCCGACGAGCACTTCGACTCCTGGCCCCAGGAGGCTCGGGGCACCTGGTTCACCCTGCTCCTGCACGCCTGGGTCAACGGGTCGATCCCGGCCGACCCGAAGCTGCTCGCTCGCATCGCCCGGCTCAACCCGCGGACCTTCCGGAAGGTGTGGGAGGTCATCGGGGACCGCTTCGTCGAGAGCCCCGAGGATCGCTCGAGACTCGTGTCAACGCGGCTCGAACGGGAGCGGAATGCAGCACGAACCAAGAGCGAATCGGCTGCGAACGCGGCGGGAACGCGATGGGAAAAGGTGCGCAAGTCGGCGGAATCACGAAAGCCGACCGATGCGGACGCATTGCGCTCCAGGATGCCCGCAGAAACAGAACCAGGGCAGAACAGATCAGTTCCCCCCTACCCCCCACAGGAAGGGAAGGGCTTCGACCCCGCCGAAGAGCTCCGCCGTGAGCTGGAGAAGCGCCTCCGCCCCGACCTGTTCTCGCGCTGGTTCGGTTCCCTGGTCTTCCGCGTCGCCGGCGACGAGCTGCTGCTCGAGGCGCCCGACGAGTTCCAGCGGGCCTTCGTCGCCGACAACTACCGGGAGGACGTCCAAGCCTTGCTCTCCCGGCTCAACCACCCGCACCACGTGCGGGTCGTGCTCGCCGCGCGGCGCGCGGCAGGAGGGGCGTGATGGACGCGTTCTGCTGGACCCTGACGTTCGGCTGCATCATGGGCGCGGTAGTGCTGGTCGTGCGCGGTGGCGCGCGCCGGGTGGCGCTGCCCGAGCTGGAACCTGCCGGCGAGCGCCTCGTCTCGCTCCCGCCCCGCGTGGCCGGCCGGAGGGCGCCGTGAGGGCCCCGCTCCGGCGCCGCGCCCGGCGCACGCTGAGCCGGGCGGCCATGGCGAAGCTCGTCGTCCCGTTCCAGATCGCCTTCGATCCGGCCCGCTACCCCGAGTCGTACCTGCGCATGGGCTTCACTGAGGCGCAGGTCCAGGCCTACGTCGTCGCGTACCTGCGCGCCGTCTGGAAGGCACAGGTGACGGTCGTCGACGTGGGCGACGCGAAGCTCCGCGGTCGCGCCGCGGCGATGCTCCGCTCCGCCGGGGCGGACCCGCACGCGGTGGTCGGCGCGCCCGGGCAGATGGAGCAGGGCGTCGTCGACCTCGCCGTCTCCTTCCCGCACCTGGGCGGGCGCGCGGGATGGTTCGAGGTGAAGCGGCCTTCCCGCCTGGTGCGTTCCCCGAGGACCGGCGAGCTCGTCCAGGAGCGCGCGGCGGGCGCGCCCACGGCCGCCCAGGTCGCGTTCCTCGAGCGGCAGCGGCGCGCGGGCGCGGTGGTCGGGGTGGTGTGGCGGGCGCAGGACCTGGACGAGTTGGTCCCGGCGGCCTCTGGTGAGGGGAGGGCCGCCTGATGGCCGCCGCCGACACCGCCCTGGACGAGGTTGATCAGGCGCTGGAGGAGCTCGCCACCACGGAGCCGGCCGACCCGCGCGAGGCCGCCGTCCGGGCCTGCCTGCGCACGCCCGACGCCGAGTGCGCCGCGCACCCCGACTGCCTCGGCTGCGGACCCTACATCGCGTGGCGGGCGAGCCTGCCGCGCCACGGGTGGGCCTGATGCCCTCGTGGATCGACATGAACCCACCGGCCGTCGCCACGGCTGACGCGGAAGAGGGGGGGGTAACGACCCCATGAGCACGCTCTGCACCGACCCGAACACGGGCGGCCTCAACGCCGCCATCGCCGACCGCTTTGCGCGAGAGGACGCGGAGCGGAGCGCCATGCTCGACGGGCTGATCAAGAGCGGCCGCCGCTGCCGGCTCTGCGGCGCCCGTTTGAGCGAGGCCGTCCTCTCGCGGCACCCGGGCGTCTGCGGCTCGAAAGCGTGCGTGCGGCAAGCCGAGGCCGAGGTCGAGGAAGCGAGGGTCGTGGAGACGTCTGCACGTGAAGCACCGCCGGCGCTCCCGCCGGCGGAACCCGAAGAGCCGGCGAAGCCGGCGGAGGAGACGGAGATGGCCTGCCCGAAGTGCAAGAGCCCCAGCCGCCACAAGGCGGACTGCCCGAACAACCCCGAGAAGAAGTCGAACCTGGGCAACCCGGAGGCGGCCGCTCCGTCGCCGGCGCCGAAGGCGCGCGCGGCCCGGGCGCCGCGGAGCGGTACGGGGACGGCCCGGCCGCACGAGACGAAGACGAACGCCGAGATCCTCGCCGCCATCCGCGAGCACGAGGTCGAGCTGGTGACCCTGCGCGCCGAGCTGCGCGCCCGGCGGGACGAGATCGCGGTCGCGCTCGGGGAGGACACGCGCGCGGCCAGCGAGGAGGCGGCGGCGTGAGCGACTCCACCCAGGACGTCGCCCTCGGGGCCGAGGACCTGGAGCTGCTCCGGGCCGACCTCCGGCACGGCAAGGCGGAGGCGGTGGCGGTCATCGCCTCCACGCCGCACCACCTCGCGGGCGCGCGCGCGGGGGCGGCGTCGGACCGAGACCAGCGGGACCGCATCCTCGAGCTGCTCTCCCGGGCCGAGGTGGTGATCCTCCGCGTGCGCGAGGGAGGCGACCAGGGATGACGCACGAGCTCCACCCCGGATGCGAGTGCCCGGACTGCCGGCGCCGGCGCGCCTCCGACGCTTCGCTCGCGCGGGCGCTCCGGGCCATCCGAGACAGGCAGGCAGGGCGGAAGCGGTGGCGAGGCGCCGGGGCGGCGCTCACCTGGTACGCCCGGACCCGGGAGTCCTGGTCGTCGGCCAAGGCGCTCACGATGCGGGACGAGGGCACGGGGACGCCCTCCGCCGGCTCCGACAGCCCGGCGCGTCGGCTCTTCGCCGCGGTGGCGGGCGCGCTGAAGGAGGCCGAGCTGGACGACCAGGGCCGACACACGACGAAGCCGGCGCCCCTGCAGCGCTGGGTCCTGGAGCACTTCGGCGCCGGTCGGGCGTTCGCGTGGATGGCGGAGGGGTCGAAGGTCTGGACCGAGGTGGAGATCGAGGGCCGGATGCGGCGGGCCTGCCGGGTGGTCCGAGACCACCTGCGGGCGGGCGGATGGCTCGAGGACGGGGACAAGGATCAGGCAGCATGACCAGGAGGACGAGCATGGCGCAGGCGAGCACGGTGGTAGCGGGGCGGCAGGCGACGGAGCGGCGGCGGACGCTGGCGGTGGTGGCGCCGGAGGCGCCCGCCCGTGCGGAGTGGGTCGGGTGGCGGACGGTGGCGCGGCTGGTCTCGCGCGGCCGGCGGTGGATCTACGCCCGGGCCCGGGCGGGCGCGTTCGAGGCGAAGAAGCTGCCCGGCCAGGGGCGGCACGGCGGCGTGTGGCGGTTCCGGCGCTCCGCCGTCGAGGAGTGGGTGCGCGACTACGGGAGGCCGGCGTGAGCCTTCGGTTCGAGTACGACGGGGCGTCGGACGTCTTCACCATCGAGGGCATTCGGTACGACGGGCACCTCCTCCGGACGTTCGGCATCGCGCAACCTGGGGCGGCCTTCCGCGTGGAGGCGAATGCGGAGGGCGTGCTGACCCTGCGGGACGTCCGGGAGGACCTGGAGAGGGTCGAGGACCGGGTGGAGGAGGCGCGCGCTGTCGCGCGGAGCGCGGAGGAGCAGCGCCACCAGCAGGAGCAGGCGGCCCAAGCGCTCATCGCGGCGCTGGTCGACCGCTGCGGCGGATCGGCGACCCTGCTCGAGTCGGACGTGAAGGCGGCCCTTCGTCTCCAGCTCGTGCGCGAGCGGCTCGGAGGGGGCGCTGGCATCCGGTTCCGAACCACCAGGCCGGCCAAGGACCCGAAGCCCAAAGGGACCCATTCGGCCCCATAGGGGCCCACAAAGCGGCGGTCCCACCTCGACACCGGTCCCGTCCGCGCGAGAGAGTTCGGCCACGCTGGCGTGAGTCGCCGGTGGGGCTTCGGCAGACCGGTCTCCCGGGCCCATCTCGAGGCCGCCCTCCCACCAGGGGGCGGCCTCTCTCGTTCCTGCGCAGCACGCGCACGCACCGAGCCGAGCGGACGGGCCCTGGAGGCCCCCGCGGCGTGGCCCAGGCGGCCCCGCATCGGTCCGGAGGAGCGCGCAGTCGTGGCCCGTACGCACGCGCAGAAGGACTGGTCCGCCCTGAAGTCTGCCTACCGGCGCGGGGAAGGCAGCATCGCCGAGCTGGCGCCGAAGTTCGGCATCGCCAAGTCCACCGCGGAGAAGCGCTGCGCATCGGAGAAGTGGCAGGTCGATCGGCAAGACGTACGCAAGAGGGCGGAAGCGAAGGCGGTCGAACGCGACGTCGAGTCGTTGGCCGGGATGCTGGCCCGCCACAAGGCGATGGCCAACCTCGGGCTCCGGCTGGCGCACGGGAAGCTGCAGGCGCTCGCCGTACTGGTGGAGCAGAACCCGCTCGCGGTGTCCGAAGAGGTGGTCGACGACCTGACGAAGGTCATCGCCCGCATGGTCCCGGTCGAGCGGCTCGCCGCCGGCATCGACCGGATCAAGCCGGTGAAGCCGGTGGAGACCGCCGACGACGACGAGATCGCCTTCGACATCGACCTCCCGCCGGATGACGACGAGGAGGCGGCGCCGAGCGCGCCGGCGAAGAAGTGAGCGAGCGGAAGCGGCGCATCCGCGTCCGGTTCCACGCCGCGCTCAACCCGGGCCAGGCCACGGCCTGGCGGTCGGAGGCGACCTGGACCGCCTACCTGGGGGGCTGGGGCGCGGGGAAGACTTTCCTCGGCGCGCGGGCCTTCCTGCGCAACGTGCTCCGCAACCCGCGGGGCGTGGACGCGATGCTGGTCGCTCCGTTCTGGAGCACCGTCAAGCGCACTACGCTGCGCGAGTTCAAGGCGGTGGTCCCGAGGGGGATGATCACCGGCGAGTCGAAGGGCGAGCGGTACCTCGAGATCGTCGGGCGCCGCGTCTACTACGGCTCGGCGGACCGGCCGGAGACGCTCGACGGCCCGACGGTCGGAGCCATCTGGATCGACGAGGGCCGCTACGTGAAGCGGCGCGGGTGGGAGGTGGTGCTTTCCCGTCTGCGCGCGAAGCGGGCGCGGGCGAAGCGCGGCATCATCACCTCGACGCCGGGCGGGGAGTGGCTCGAGGAGGAGTTCGCCACCGGGAAGAAGGACCGGATCGCGGTCCACGCCTCCACCCGGGAGAACAGAGAGCACCTCGGGGACTCGTACATCGAGAACCTCGAGGCCTCGCTCTCGAAGCGGGCGGCCCGGGTCTTCATCGAAGGAGAGTTCGGCCTCATCGCCGGCGCCGTCCTCGAGGAGTGGGACCGCGACTGGCACCTGATCGACTGGAAGTACGACCCGCGCTTCCGCACCGCGGCGTGCCTCGACTTCGGTTACCGGCGGCCATACGTCGGGTTCGCGCAGCACATCCCGAGCGGATGGAAGATCCCGGGCCGAGGGACGGTGCCACCGGGCGGCGCGTGGGTGGCCTTCGACGAGATCATCGACGAGAACATCTCGACCGAGTTGCTCGCGATGAAGGTGCGGGAGAAGGGCTACCCGCTCGACGTGATCTGGTGCGACCCCGCCGGCGACGCCGCGAGCGTGGACACGGGGATCCCGACGCTGAAGACGTTCAAGGCCGCGCTCGGCGGTGAGCCGAACGTCCGGTACACGACGAAGCCGAAGTGGCGCCACATCCCGAACGGCGTCGAGGTGCTCCTGGGCCTGCTCAAGAACGCTCGGGAGGAGACGCGCTTCTGGGCGGCGAAGAGCATGGTGAAGCCGCGCGCGACCCGCGGGCTGGTGAAGGACTTCGAGGGGTACCGCTACCCCGAGGCGAAGGACGGTCGCCCCGTCGGCGACATGCCGGTCAAGGACGGCCTGCACGACCACGGCGTGGACGCCTGGCGGTACTTTTCCGTCGGCGACGCGCTGGCGTCGGGCGTGCTGCCCGACGGCATCCCGGCGCTCTGAGACGCGGTGGAGGTGGACATGGGCTCGATCATCGTCCCGCCCCGCATCGGCTCAGCCATCTGGCGGCAGAACCTGTGCCAGACGCTGCTCCTGCTCGCCCACAAGATCACCGAGGAGGGAGGCCGCTTCACGCTCGAGCTCGCCCGCGACTACGTCCAGTTCAAGGCCCGCCTCGACGAGCTCCCGCTCCCCGTCGTCACCCAGGAGGTGGAGCGCGCGTTCCGCTGGCTGAAGGAGCGCGGCATCCTCGTCCCCGACGGCGAGGGGTTCAAGGTGGCGCCGATCGCCGACCTGCGCGCCGTGCTCGAGCAGGCCGGCGACGCGCCCGTCGAGATCACCGGGGGCGCCGGGGGCGCCGCGTGAAGCCCTTCTCCTTCGGCGCGTCGCCGGGCCAGAACAAGGAGGAGCTGCAGCGCTTCACCACCGAGGCGGCGCGCTGGAAGCCTGGCACCTACAACGCCGACGCCGAGCGGCGCCTGACCTACTTCCTCTACCGACAGCGCGACCTGCTCCTCGTCGAGCTGAAGAAGCGCTACCCGGAGACCTGTCGCGAGATGGCGCCGGTCACCCTGCCGGTTTGCCGTTTCTTCGTGAAGGAGCTCTCGAAGGTCTTCCTGGGCGGCGCGAACCTGCCGCTCGTCGACGCCGACGGGAAGCCGCTCCCCACGGACGGAGAGGACGCGAAGGCCTGGGTGAAGCTCCAGGAGGACGTCGGTCTCGCGCTCAAGCTGAAGCGCCTCGACCGCTACACCACGCTCTTCCACACCGCCTTCCTGCGGTGGGCCTACTCGGCCGCCGGCGTCTCGACGCAGATCGTCTTTCCGCACCTGGTCGAAGCGGTGATGGACCAGGACTTCCCGATGGACCTGGACCGGGCGCACCTGGTCCGGGTCGAGCTCACGGGCGCCGCCGGCGAGACGGCGGACGACGATCGGCGCTTCGAGTGCTTCTGCGCGCGCGAGGGCGAAGAGTTGCACGCGATCGTGCGCGGCGACGGAACCGTCGAGTGGGCGGCTGCGCAGTACGACTACCGCGACGAGGACGGCCGGGCGCTGGTCCCGCTGATCGCGTTCACGCAGCACACCGAGGAACTCGGGCTGTTCGCGCTCGTCGAGCAGGGGCTGCACGAGTTCAACCTCGCCATCGACGTCGCGATCACCGGCCTCTTCGAGATCGCCGAGACGCAGGGCTGGGGCGAGTTGTTTATCACCGTTCCGGACGGCGGTAAGCCTCCGGCGAAGATCATCCGCGGGCCGCGGCGCGCCATGCCGCTCACCGACGGCAACACCGCCAGCATCCTGAACTACAACGCCCCGATCTCCGAGCTCGCGGCGAAGCTGGACCAGGACCTGAAGCGCCAGGCCGTGCTCAACGGCATCCCGCCCGGCGCCGTCAGCCTCGAGGCCCGCGCGGTCTCCTCCGGGATCGCGCTGCAGATCGAGATGCGCCCCCTCCTCGAGGAGCGGCAGGACTCGGTCGAGGTGTACGCTCAGCCGATGCGCCGCGTCTGGCAGGTCGCCCGGGCTGTGTGGGCCGCCTACGCGGCGACCGGCGCGAAGGACGCGAAGCCGTTCGGCAAGGGCGTGCACGCCCGCTGGGAGCCCGGCGAGATCCAGATGCCGGAGAGCGAGGACGTCCTCGTCGAGCGGATGCTCATCGAGGCCCGGGCCGGGTACCGGTCGGACGAGGAGGCCGTCGCGAGGATCCGCGGCGTGTCCGAGGAGGAGGCCGCCAAGCTCCTCGAGAAGATCCGCAAGGCGAAGGCCGCGCGCGATCCGCTCGCCCCGGACATCCAGGTGGGCCTCGCCGGCGACAAGTCGTCGGAGCGCGTCGCCGTCGATGTTGCCGGCGGAGGCGCTCCGGGATCGCCCGCCGCGCCGTCCGCCCCCGCGGTGCCCGGCGGCGCCGAGGTGGTCCAGGACACCGCACTCAACGGCGCGCAGGTCACGAGCCTCCTCGAGATCGTCCAGCTCACCGCCGACCGCGGGCTGCCCTTCGAGGCCGCGCAGGAGCTCATCGCGGCCGCCTTCCCGGGCATCGCGCCGGAGCGGATCACCCGCATCATGGCCGCGCTAAAGAAGTTCAAGCCGGCAGGGCCGGCCGCGGACCCCTCGCCACCGGACCCGCCGGAGCCTTCTCCGATGCCGCCCGCGCCCCAGGGGTAGCCCGTGGCCGGGCATGCGGACGACATCGACCGCCTCACGCTCGAGGCGGTGGCCCAGTTAAAGGCGGACCTACGGACCGTCGCCACGCGGATCCGGCGCTACCTGCAGGAGCTGCTCGCGAAGGCCGACACGGACGGCGGCCGCCTGGTCTCGGACGACCACAACCTCGAGCTCGCCGCGAAGCTCGGCCGGGAGTACTCGGACACCCTGCTCGAGCTCGGGTACGACGACGCGATCGAGAAGCTCCGGTCGGGGTTCGAGGCCATCGCCCAGGCGAACGAGGCTTACCTCGGGGACCAGCTCGGCGAGAGCTACACGAGCCCGAACCTGCGCGCCCTGGTGCGCGGGGCCGATCGGGTGCTGGACCACCTGAAGGGGAAGGGCGAGGACGCGGCTACGCGCCTGCGCGAGCTGCTCGTGCTGGGGGCCACCTCGAACGTCACCATCGACCGAGAGGTCGGGGAGCTCTCCGACGCGGCGAGCATCACGCTGAACCAGGCCCTGGTCGAGGCGCAGACCAGCCTGATGGCCTTCCACCGGGACAGCATCGCCACCGAGAGCCAGGCGGCGGGCGTCGACCTGTTCACCTACGACGGCCCGGACGACGCGGTCGACCGGCCGTTCTGCGCGCTGCTCGTCGGCAAGATCGTGACGCTGCAGGACCTCGACGACATGGAGAACGGCGACAGCCAGCCGAAGCCGGTGAGCCGGTTCCTCGGCGGGTACCGCTGCAGGCACAGCCTGTCGCCGATCTCCCTGGAGGAGGCGCAGGCGCTGGTGGAGGAGCAGGGGGCCGGGGTCATCGGCCGGGGCTGCGCGCTGGCGCGGCAGATCCTGCTGAAGGGGAAGGACGGGCCGGCCTACTCGGACTGGCTCGACCGGAACGCGGGCGAGGTGGTGGGCGGGAAGGTCGTGCGGCGGAGGCGGCGAGTCGCCTAGCGGGCGCGCCCGCAGGCGGGGCAGAGCTCGCCCTCGAGCTCCTCCACCACCTGGAGCTGCTCCGGCTCTAGGGTGGCGCGGTCGATGCGCTGGATGGCCTCGAGCATCTCGGGTCCGTCCAGGGTGAGCACCACGCCGTCGGGCTCCTCCTCGCGGGGGAGCGGTCGTCGGCAGCGGATGCAGATGGCAGGCACGGTCGGTCAGGTTAGCGCGGCAGGCGGCCTGCGGGCCACCGTCGCGCGGGGCTCCCGGTCCGCAGGGTCGTCCCGCCGTCTCCGGCGGACGGGCAGAAAGGCGCGCAGGGCCCCCAGGGCGGCCCGGAGCTTCCAGCTCCACCCTGCGGCCCACGACCCGGTGACAGCAGCGCGCGGTCTTGCCGGGCGCGGGCCGGGAGCCTCGAAGGAGAACGCGATGGGCGTATTCTCCAACCTCGACGCGGTGCTCGGAGAGCTGGGTCGGCTGGGGTTCAAGGCCGAGGGCTTCCTCCGGGATGACGATGGGAACCCGGGAGCGGTGGTCATCGGGCGCGGGTCTCATGCGGGGGCGCAGCGCGTCTTCACCACGTCCCAGGCGGTGTTGGAGGACGAGGCCCAGTCCACCGAGTGGGCTCAGGTCGTGGCGTCGCTGGCCTCGGAGGTCGACGCCTGATGGCCTCCGTCACGTGCCGCCTGCCGACCCTGGACCGGATCCTCCCGGCCCAGCAGAAGAAGGCGGTCCTGCAGCACCTGGCGCTCCTCGCGATCGGCCGCATGAAGCGGCGCACCGCCCAGGGGCGCGACGTCAACGGCGCGGCGTTCCAGCCCTACTCGAAGCGCTACGCGAAGCAGCGCGAGCAGGCGGGCCGGACCACGGACGTCGCCCTCACGCTCTCCGGCGCGATGCTGGGGTCGATGCAGATCCTGAGCGTGACCGAGAAGCAGGCGCTGATCGGGTTCGCGGGCTCGGCGCCCAGGACGAAGTTCGGGCGCCGCACGCGGACGGTGAAGGACTGGAAGGGCCAGCACATCGGCTACGTGAACATCCAGGTGAACGCGCCTCGAAAGGGACGGGGCGGAAGGCGCATCACCCACTCGGTGACCGAGGGAACCGGCCAGGTTTCCAACGCCCTAAAGGCCTACTGGAACGACCACGGCGCGGGGAAGGTTCCCCGCCGCCACTTCTTCGGCCTGTCGGACGAGGACCGCAGGTTCCTGACGAAGACCGCGCTGCGGCTCATCCTCGACATCGCCGGTCGCGTCTCGCTCAACCGCGCGCTGAACCGCTGACCACCCACACCGGGCGAAGACCCGGGGAAGGACCACGTCATG